TATATATTTTTATAATTTATATATTTTATACTTTTTTATAAAATATATATTAATAAATTGTATCCATTAAGGTTATAAATTATTACTAAAAAAAATAATTATGAATAACTAGTAATTAACAACTATTTTTTCATTTTATAATGTAAATATATTTACTAATAATAATATGATTAAAACCAAACCAGTAATAGGTATTTTAGCAACACCATATATAAAAAATACTATTTCTAATGAAATATTTTTAAAAGAAAATTTAATAAATTTTTTAAAGCAAAATTCAATTGAGTATATTATAATACCATATACTATTAATAAATTTAAATTAAATAAAATAATACCTAATTTGGATGGTTTCTTGTTTCCTGGAGGTCAAAATGGTAATTTTTATAATAATAAATTTATAAAGCAACATTTTTTAACACAAAAATATATAGTTAAAAAAATTAAATTACTTGCTAATAATAGTAATAATAAAATACCAATATTAGCAATATGTCATGGTTATGAAAATATGATTTTAATTGAAAAAAATTATAATTTAACAAATAAAAATATAAAAAACACTTTTATTAATGTAACTGCATATAATGATTATAAAACTGTACCAAAATTTAGCAATAACAAATTAGGTAAGTTATTTAAAAATAATTTTAATAAGACTAAGAAAATAGTTCATAATAATTCATTAGCAGTTTATCCAAAACATAGAATTAAAAATTATGAAACTATTGCTGTTAGTTTAGATAAAAATAATAAAGAGTTTATAGAAATAATAAAACACAAAAAATATCCATTTTTTGGATATCAAGGACATCCAGAAATAAACAATACAAAATTATTTGCTCCTTTTATTAGTTATGTTAATAATTGCTTTAATAATAGCAAATTAAAACAAAAAACAATAATAAAAAAAAAATATTATAATCAAAATTTAATAAAATTAAAATCAAAAAAAGTTTTTTGTAATAAATTTAACTTGGCAAAAACAATAAAACAGGGCAAATGTATATTATATAAAATATAATTTATATTAAAAATAGTTACTTTTTTTATATTTTTTATTTTTCTTTGTATGCTTAATATCATGTTTCATATTTTTTTTTGATTTACTTATTGATTTATAATCTTCTTTTGGTATATACCTAAAAAAATTAATATTATATAATTTTGAATTACGTAATACTTCGTTCTTTTTAATTTTGGCATATAATTTTGCTTTTTCTTCTCTCATATCCTCTAGTGTTTTTTGCTTTCCGTAACAGGTCACGCTAAATCTTCGCAATAACCCTTTTTGTTCAAGACGATTCTTTAATTGAACTTTGAATAAATATTCAGCTATACACAATAGTCTATTTTCATCATAATATGGTCTATTTGCATATATAAATATTAAATAAAAACTTAATATAGTATCTATTGATGCTACTTTTATTTGTTGTCCATTAATATTTATTAAATTATAACTATGACAGGCAGTTGGTTTATAAATAAATGCTATTACATCATTATTTACTATAATCTCATAATGAACATCAATATATTCGCCTATTGGTTGTTTTTTAAAAATTTTTACATTTATATAACCTTCATAGTTTAATTGTTCTTTCAAAATAGTTGCACTAGATTCGGGATTTTCGCTCAATACATCAAAATCTGGAATATTAGAAACTTGCTTGCTTTCTTTATGTGGCATATATTTACTATATAGTGTTGATGCGTATCCCCCAAAAAAAACTAAACCTTGATTAATAAATGAACTTCTAGTAATTTCATATATATTATTTTGGTCCTCTTGGGTTCCTTCATATTTTCTTTGAAAATCTTGTTTATCGCATAATATACCTTTTAATGGATAATTTTTATTTAATAATATAATACGTTTTAATATTTTTTCCCATCTAGATACATCTCCCATAGGGCGCGATAATTCAACATACATTGCCATACGTAGAAAATTAGGTGGACAATAATTGATTCCATTAATTTTTATTGCTTTTTTAGAAATATTTTGAAATAATTTATTGTCTAATAAAGTAATATCTGCTATTGGTACAAAATTAACAAATACTTTATATGTTCCACTATGAACTCCTGATTTTGCTTCTACTTCTTCATATCCTGCTTTATAATATATATTTGCTAAATCTCGGGCATACTCCATAGCATAAGGAGAAAAAAAATCATAATCAGGTATTTCAATGTTTTTATTATAAAATCTATATTGTTCTGGTAATATATTATTTATTGCAGTTCCACCATAACATAAAATTTTATGCGTTCGCAAAAAAGTTTCTAAAATTTCAATAATATTTTTAATAGTATCTGATTGAACTAATTTTTTTCCTATAATATATGTAGCATTATCTATAGCACTTCTTAATATTTTTAATTCTTTTTCTTCATATAATTCTTTCATAATATAATATATATAATCATAATATAATATATTATCAAAAATATAATCAAAATATAATCAAAATATAATCAAAATATAATCAAAATATAATCAAAATATTATCAAAATATAATTATCTTCTTCTTCTAAATTGATTAGTTAATCTGCTTGTAATATCTTGTGATGAATAATTATTCAAACCTACTCCAACAGTAGAGTCGAGAGATGGAGGAGCAGTATTTATTAACATTATTTCTTTGAGGACCCAAGAATACATTCCATCAATCTCAAATTGGTCATTATAACCAATTAGATTACTATCTAAGTTTTGATGCTTCATACAAATTGCTTGGCATCCATTCACAAATGAAGCAATACAATCATAATTTTTTATTGAATTATCTAAATTTGGTAATACTATTGTATATTTTCTTTTTGTATCTTCAATAAATTGTGAGTTGCCATCTTTAGCAACTATGTCATTATATCTATAAGTATTACAATATGAACTTTTACCTTTTAAGTTAATATAATTTTTTAATTTTGCTAATTTAAGATTTATAATAATATTTGGTTCAGGATTAAAATCACAAATAATTATAATTTTTCTATATAAATCTTTCATTTTAATACTTAATACAGCAGCATCTTTATAAGTTTTTAATAATGAAAAATTTGAATTAATACTTCTATCAAAATATTCTTCAAATAAATCACCCATTTTTTCTAACATAGATAAATTTGTGCTCATTACTCTAAAATTTAATATTAATGGGTCATTAGCACATATAGTTTTAACTCCGTCAAAAGCATTTTCAGTTATTGTAGTTAATACTTCACTTAATAATAAAGCATTATATGTTTCTTTAATATAATTACTATTTGCTGTAGAAGAAGCAACAATAGGATCATTATTATATGAATAAATTTCAAAATCTAAAAATCTACAACCATTACCTATACATTTTTCTAAAGCACATAAAGCAACAAAATTATTCTTATATCCATCTCCGCAGCAACAATTATAAGCACTTTTAACATGATAATTAACTAATGTACTATTTGAATTATCAAATATTGCTTTACCACTAGATTTAATTTCTCTATCATTATTAAAATAAGATTCATTTGTTGGACTAGGATAATATATATCTAATTTAGTGCACGATTTTTCTTTTAATCCTAATCTATCAAATATCCAACCAACTAAAACTATCAATAATAATATAATAATTCCTAGTGTTATTATTAGAGTTTCTGATTTATTTAACTTATCAATAAATGTTTTAACATTCTCTCCACTAGTAATTTTAGTTGCCATAATAATTATAATTACTATATATTTTAATTACTATAAAAAAATTAAAATATATTATGACATAAATAAAAATTATAATGTTATATTAATTAATAATATGGCAGGTGGATTATTAAATTTAATAGCGCTAGGAAATCAAAATATCATTTTGACTGGTAATCCAACTAAAAGTTTTTTTAAGTCAACATATTCTAAATATACTAATTTTGGATTACAAAAATTTAGAATTGATCAAGTGGGACAAACTGAATTAGATGTTAATAAAATTTCTAAATTTAGTTTTAAAATTATGCGTTATGGAGATTTGCTAATGGATATGTATTTAGTAGTAAAATTACCTAAAATTTGGAGTCCTATTTTAAAGTATTCTTATGATGATGAGGATAGTATTGCTACTAATGAATATAGACCATATGAGTTTAAATGGATAAAAAATATTGGTTGTCAAATAATTAAAGAAGTTAATATAACAATTGATGGTACAACAATACAAAAATTTAGTGGTCATTATTTGCAAAATATTGTAGAGCGTGACTTTGATGCCAACAAAAAGGCAATATTTGATAAAATGACAGGAAATATTAACGAATTAAATGACCCAGCAAATTATTATAATAGAAATAATAACTACCCAAATGCATTTAATAGTTATAATATTAGTTCTGATATAAGTGGCATTGAACCATCAATACGCGATTATAATTTATATATACCAATAAATAGTTGGTTTTCTATGTCATCTTTAATGGCTTTACCCTTAATATGTTTACAATACAGCGAGTTAGTTATAGATTTTACATTAAGACCTATTACTGAATTATATACAATAAAAGATGTGCTATATAATAATTCTACAAATCCTATACCATATAATAATTTTCCACAAATTCAAGCAAATCAAAATGAGTTTGTTTACCAATTTAAAAGATTTATACATCCTCCACCAATTGGAATTACAACTTATAATTCAAATAATTTAAATAATTTAAATAATACTGATGATTATGTAAATTTAAAAAATACTATAAATAGTAATATTCATTTAATATGCACACAATGTTTTTTGGAAGAAACTGAACGAAAACATTTTGCTAAAAATAGTCAGAGTTATTTAATACGAGAAATTAATGAATATAATTTTGAAAAAGTTATAAAGTCAAGCAAAATAAAAATAGAGTCAAAAGGTTTAATAAGTAGTTGGATGTGGTATTTTCAAAGAAGTGATGTTGCTTCCAGAAATGAATGGTCTAATTATACTAATTGGTTATATGAAGACAAAATCCCAAATGATTTAAAAAAACTTACTATTACTGAGGATTTTATTAATGTGACTAAATATTATAGTCCACCTTTTAGTTATAGTGGTGTAGTAGATGGTCTGGATACTGTTGATAAATATATTTATATAACTGGAGAAAGTCCAGATGTATACTCACAAACAAATCAATGTGAAATAATGAAAAATTTTGCTATAATTTGTGATGGTAAATATAGAGAACAAGATTTTGATAGTAATATTTTTAGTAAACTAGAAAAATATAATAAATCTAATGGATCGTCTTCAAAAATTGGGTTATATTGTTATAATTTTTCACTAACAACAGATCCATTTAAACTACAACCTAATGGAGCATTTAACACTAATTTATTCAAAACAATTGAATTTGAGTATAATAATTATAGTAATCCTCCTATTGATTCTATAAACTCAAATTTCACGACTATATGCGACCCTATTACACGTGCTGTTATTGGAGTATCAAGAGACCCTACTAGTATTTATAAATATACTTATAATTTATATGTTATAGAAGAAAAATATAATATATTATTGTTTCAAAATGGTTTTGCTGGATTAGTGTATTCTAAATAAATTATAGATTATATTATAGATTATATTATAATAATTTTAAAATAATGTAGTTTTTTTTACTTTATGCGTTCCATATTTATATTTTAATTTTGCTTTTTTCGCCAACTTTAATGCTTTAGATGATTTAGAGCATCCATTTTCTAATATTTTATAATCTATTGCTGATGCTTTACCACCGCTAATAGAACTTGCTAAGCGTGCTAGTCCCCAACTATGACTAGATTGATTTGGTCTAGAACCAGATGAATAATAAGCACCTTGTCCTTTATTTACAATTTTACGTAAAGAATTTATAGAACAGCCTGTTTTTTTTGAGAGATTAGAATTAATTACTAACTTATCAAGATTATATATTTTTTTTACATTTAATATATGTTGTGAAGGTTTGGATTTATATGAAGAAATATGTTTTCGTGTATAATATTTGTTTTTTTTATAAGCTTTACGTGATTTTTTTAATTCATTTGCTATTGTTTTTTTATCTTTTTTACTTATGTGTTTTGGTAAATATTTAATAGGTACATTCATAGTATTTATATTATTGTATAAAATAAAATAATTTATTATAATCTTATTTTATTTTAATATATATATAATTTAATATAAAATATGCATGAAAAAATTATTAAATTTGAGAGAAGTAAAATAACGGGCAAAAAATACACAGCATATATTAAAAATAAGGCTACACAAAAAATACGCAAAATACATTTTGGTGCATCAGATTATCAACAATTTAAAGATAGAACACCTTTAAAATTATATGCTTATAAAAATCATAATGATCGTAAACGTATGCAAAATTATTTTAATCGGCATTCAGGCACAAAAAAAAGAGGAACAGCAATAGCATTAGAAAAGAGAAAATCGAAAGGTTATTATAATGCTAAAATATTGAGTCATGTATATTTATGGTAACATTTTTTCTCCTTCTTCAATAATATTATAGTTAAAAGACCAATCATCTATTTCTTTTGGTGTTTGTGCTCCATTTTTTATTGCCTCTTTATAACTCCAATAAATATGATTTGCTTTGAGTTTCCATTCTTGCGTTTTTAAATCACTTAGTCCAGACGCATCAAAATCAAACAATTTATATTTTCCATCCACAGATTTTCCCATATTATCAAATTTCCAATCTACATACATAATTCCTAGTGTTTGTAAAAAATCTTTTACTTTACTCATAACTTCTATTATTTCATTTAAGTCTTCACGTGTCATAATAAGTTTATATAATGGATTTGATTTTTCTGTATTTACTTGTTCCATGTCGGCATAACTAGTGGTAATAGTATAATAATGTACAATATTTGGATGTGGATGTTCCATTAATATTTTAACTATTGCTAATTCCATCTTTTTTGAATAATCTAAGAATGGATGAGGTTTACCATAATTTTTTCTAAAAAATAGTTTGCCATCATAAGTCTCGTCTACATGCTCTACAGAATCTGTATCCGGGTCATAAATAGTAGATTTTGTTCCAGTCATATTTTTATTTCTATATAATCTTGATGTTTTTCTTTATATTTTATATTTTATATTTTATATTTTTATTACTTTTTAAAGTTTTATTTTTTTTCACATAGTCCAGATATTTTATTTTTACGAGTTCCATTAGGGCATCGTTTAGATTTTGTGTTTTGCTTTAATAGTTTATTTTCTTTTTTAATAGCACTAGTTATAATTGGTTCACATATACCGCTTATTTTATTTTTACGAGTTCCATTAGGGCAACGTTTTAAGTTTGTTGCTTGCTTATTTGTTATGTTCTTCTTTCTTTCTGGTATTACTTTTGTAGGTTCAATTAATGTAGGCACAATTATTTCATTTTTGGTTTTATTTTTGGTTTTAGGTTTAGTTTTGGTTTCAGTTTCAGTTTTATTAATTGCGTCTAAATATGACGACTTAACACCAATTAATTTTCCTAAATAAAATTTCTTACAACCACTGGGAATTTTAAATTGATCATTATTTTGTAATGAAACTGATAGAACTATTACCGGAATTTCACCATAATAATGATGTGGTAATGTTGACTTTTTAATAAAAGTTAGTTTTAAATTTCGTGGTAATAATGTTTCATTTTCATGTTTGTATTTTGTTGTATTTACCATATTTACATATGGAACACCATTTGATATCCAAATTTTATATAGGCAACATTTTGCATGTCCAACTTTTCCTATTCCAGAAAATCCTACTGCTACTTTAAAGTTTGTAGTAATAGACATAAAATTGGGCATTGTTATTGTATCACCTTCTTTTGCAAAATTTTCAAAAGGTTGTTTCATTCCTCTATAATATATTTTTGCCGAGTCTTCATGTCTTGGTGCGGCTTCTAAAAATGCTCTATCTAAATCTTTTACTTTATCTATAATTGCTAAACATGCAGTTTTTTTTGTGTCTCCATAAACTTTATATGTTTGGTTAAAAATAGGAGTCAAAAAATAGGTGAGACCTGATCGCAAATAAGAATTTATTGGACCATCCCATTTATAGGAATAATCAAGTAATGCTTTTGATAATAACTGTTCAAAATACACGTCTTCTTTATATGGAATATTTTTATTAATAATTTTTTTATCTACTGCATTTATTTCTTTGTTTTTAAATACTCCAATTTTAGATAATGCTAAAGTTTCTTTTGAAATATACATATTTTCTCCTGCCGCCTGCCACTTGCCTGTATCTATATTTTCTGTATTTATTGAAACTTTAAAAATACGCTCATTATGTAATGAAGGTTTAATAGTTTTAATATCAATTAGCACATTTTTATTAATATAATATCCTATGTTATTATAAGTAGTTTTATTAGCATATGTCTTTTTAACCATAACTTGTTCATTTTCTATAATACATTTTAGATATATGTCTTTTATTTCTGGGTTAAATAAAAATTGCTTTTTCAAACAAAAAACTTTGTCTTGTGATTTATTTTTTATGCTATCATTTGGTGACGCAGAAAACTTCAAACTATTTTTATCAAAAATTACTAAAATATTA